ACAGGCCAAACGATTTGCCGACGCCATTCACGCAGAATTCCCAGATCAAATGTTGGCCTATAACTGCTCACCCAGTTTCAACTGGCGCAAATTTTTGTCTGAAGGCGAATGCGAAACCTTCCAGCGCGAACTAGGTGAGCTGGGGTTCCGATTCCAATTTATTACCTTGGCCGGCTTTCACTCGGTGAACCTTGCTACGTTTGAACTTGCAGAAGCATATCGTCAACGTGGCATGGCTGGTTATAGTGAAATGCAACAACGTGAATTTGCAGCTCAAGAGCGTGGCTTTACCACTGTGAAACACCAGCGTGAAGTTGGTGTGGGTTACTTTGATTTGATCAGCGAAGCCGTGGGTGCCACATCAACCGTGGCCAATAAAACAAGCACAGAACACGATCAATTCTAATGAAGAACGTTGCTGTTATCGGTGCAGGCATTACCGGACTTGCCACTGCCTATTACTTGGCAAAAGAAGGATATCAAGTAACTGTATTTGAAGCAGAACGATATCCAGCCATGAAGACCAGCTTTGCCAATGGGGGACAGATCTCTGTCAGCAACAGTGAAGTTTGGACCACTTGGAGCAACGTCAAGAAAGGCTTTCGGTGGATGTTTACCAAGGGTGCACCTTTGTTGATTCGTCCGCGCCTGGACCTGGCACAGTGGAAGTGGATTGCTAAATTTTTGTTCTATACCATTCGAGGTGATTACAACAAAAACACCGCATGGACCATCCGCACTGGCATTGAGAGTCGCAAACTGTACAATGAGATTCAACAGGAAGAAAACATTGACTTTGATTTCACCAAGTGTGGCATCCTGCATTTCTACAAAGATCAACAATATTGGGACAATGCAAAAGTAGTTAAAGAAATTTACAACGACAACGGTTGTGAGTGGGATTTGTTGCACAGTGATGCTGATGTCAAGGCCGTAGATCCAGCACTGGCTGGCGTTACAAATGTCATTGGCGGAGCTTGGACACCAAGCGATGCAACCGGTGACATCCATGCATTTTGTTACAAGTTTGCAGAAGTTTTAAACACCAAGTATGGTGTAGTATTTCACTACAACACAAAGATCAACGATCTTCGTGCTCTGTGTCATGATGCCACAGTTGTTTGTAATGGCGTTGGCAGCACAGCGTTGGCAAAACACATTGGTGATGACTTACCGGTATATCCAGTCAAGGGATACTCAATCACCATCAACGACGTTGATCCTGCATATTTGCCCCGGGTAAGTTTGTTGGATGATCAAGCCAAAATTGTTACAGCAAGCCTGGGTAATCGTTTCCGTGTGGCAGGCACAGCTGAACTGGCCGGCGAGAATTATGACATTAGGCGTGATCGTATACAACCATTGTTGGATTGGGTACACACAAACTTTCCCAATATCAACACACACAATTATACACAATGGGCATGTTTGCGTCCAATGACACCAAACATGATGCCAATAATCAAGCAAAGTAAATCCAATCCCAAAGTTTTTTACCACACTGGGCATGGCCATTTAGGTTGGACATTGAGCCCAGCCACTGCTAAAATAGCAGTAAATCTTGTCAAGGAAAACATATGAGCAGAGAACAATACAATTTAAAAACAAAAACAGACTATCTCAATAGAAAGATGTTCTTGGATCCTGCAGGTCCCGTGACTGTTCAACGTTTTGAAGAAGTCAAGTACAACAAACTGGTCAAGTACGAACAAGAAGCACGTGGCTTTTTCTGGGTGCCAGAAGAAATCTCATTGACCAAAGACGCACAAGACTTCAAAGACGCCAGCGACACTGTGCGTCATATCTTTACGTCTAACCTGCTGAGACAAACAGCCTTGGACAGTTTGCAAGGACGTGGTCCCAGTCAAATTTTCACACCTGTGATTTCAATTCCTGAGCTAGAGAGTCTGGTGTACAACTGGACATTCTTTGAAACCAACATTCACAGTCGCAGCTACAGCCACATCATCCGTAATATCTACAACGTACCTAAAGATGTGTTCAACACCATCCACGACACTACAGAAATTGTGGACATGGCATCAAGTGTGGGCAACTATTATGATCGTTTGCACATGATCAATTGCCGTAAAGAACTACTGGAAAAGTTCCCCGAGCATGAACACATCCGAGCAATATGGCTTGCGTTGAACGCCAGCTATGCTCTGGAGGCATTCCGCTTCATGGTATCATTTGCCACAAGCTTGGCCATGGTAGAGAACAAGATCTTTATCGGCAACGGCAACATCATCAGTTTGATTCTACAAGACGAAATGCTGCACAAAGAGTGGACTGCTTGGTTGATCAATCAAGTGGTCAAAGAAGATGCTCGCTTTGCTGCTGTCAAGGTTGAATGCGAAGCTGAAGTATATCAAATGTTCATGGATGTGATTCGCGAAGAAAAAGCCTGGGCCGATTACCTGTTTCAGAAAGGTCCAGTGATTGGTCTTAACTCGCAGATTCTCAAAGACTTTGTGGACTTCACAGCATTCAATGCGCTCAAAGAAATTGGTATTAAATACACTGCAAGCTACCCACGTTCAACACCTATTCCTTGGTTCACTAAACACGTGGACACCAGCAAAAAACAAACTGCATTGCAAGAAAACGAATCAACAAACTATGTGATTGGTGTAATGAGCGACAGCATTGATTACGATAAACTACCCAACCTATAACCAACAAAAAGGAAAATAAAATGAAAGCTACTGTATGGAGCAAGTATCACTGCCCTTACTGCGATCAGGCCAAGGCCTTGCTCAAGCAGAAGGGTATTGAGTTTGAAGAAAAGAAAATTGGTGATGGATACACCAAAGAAGACCTATTAGAAGCAGTCCCAAATGCTCGCACCGTGCCACAAATATTTCTTGGCGAAGAGCTAGTGGGAGGCTTCAATGAGCTTAGACAACGCCTCGCTTGACAGTATCACCATTGACTGGTTCAAAGAAAAAATACCAGAATTTGAAAACAATAAATTTTTCACTGCTGATTGGTTTTCAAACGGCTTGATAAATTTTGAGTATGTCAAACAGCAGATGGGCGCACTGCCGCAGTCAATATTGGAAATTGGATGCCACGAAGGGCGTAGTACATGTTGGATGTTGGAAAATTTTCTAGCTGATAACGGAACCATCACTTGCATAGATCCCTTTGCTCATGACCCACTTAGTGCGTTCAGAAACGACCGCCCACCTGAAAACAGAATCATTGAGCAAATATTTAGACACAATACTGATTTAGCCAAAGGTCCAGATCAGACAATTCAACTGATGCCAACCCTGAGTTTCTATGCTCTAGCTGACTTGATCACTAAAAATTCGCAATTTGACTTTATCTATGTTGATGGCAGTCACAGTGCAGATGAAGTACTTGCAGATGCTGTAATGGCGTTTGGATTGTTGAAAAACAACGGGTACATGATTTTTGACGACTACCTCTGGAAAGAGGCAGCTGACTCATTGGATCGCCCCAAAATGTCTATTGATGCTTTTGTAAACATGTTTCAAAAGCACATAGAAGTCAAAATGATTAACTATCAACTTGTTATACAGAAAGTTTAAAATGCAATTAATCGCAACACCCGGTCAAGTTTACACCTTTAAGTTAAACTCAGGAGAAGAACTCATTGCCAAGGTCAAAATGGCCGGCGGTGATTGGATTGAGATCGAGCACCCGGTCAGTGTGGCTCCGGGCCCACAGGGCATGGGCCTAGTACCCTCAATGTTTACCGCAGATCCTGACGCAGAAATCAAGCTAAATACAGCCAGCGTGGCAGTTTATGCATTGACTGACGATCCTGTCAAAATGAAATACATTGAAGCCACCACTGGTATCAAGGTGCCAGAGAAGAAACTAATACTAGGATAAAATGCCAGCAGTACAGAGAGTAGGTGATGCAAACGCAGCCGGCGGAATAGCTCAAGGCGGCGTTGCCTCTGTGCGTGTGAATGGTCAACCTATCATTGTTAACGGCAATTCAGTTACAGCCCACGCACCCTGGGGCCGACCTCATCCTCCACATGCTGCGGCAACAACAACCGGCGGCAACGGTACAGTCAAAGCTGGCGGCATACCTGTTGTCACCACAGGTTGTGCAGACAGTTGCGGACACCCACGCACCGGCGGCAGCAGTGATACAAGGGTTGGATAATGCCCACAATCACAACTCCGC